AATTTCAGAGAGTTGTTCTTGTTCTTTGTCTTTCATTGCCGATCACTGTTCCTCTTCAGTAATGGATTTCTTGTTGCGCCCATTACTGGAATCAGCCTCGGTATCTTGTCTTGTAGTCACCTCACCGCCCGCAGAATCAGCGCCGCCTTCTGTATCGGTTGGACTACCGCCTTCGGGATTTTGGATATTATCTCCAGCCCCGGAAAGCGCCAGCAGCGTTTCCATGTGGTTTTCTTCTTCCCAGATGCTGGGCACTTCGTCAGGGTCGATTCCGGCCCGCTCTGCAAACGCTTCTGGTGTAAGCAGTCCGTTGTTAAACAGATTCAGCAGCTTGTCGATCTCCAGGCGCTTCTCTGCCGAACTGTGTTCCCCAAACTGGAATTCAGGAATGTTAGCACCGGGATCAGAGTCAAGTCCTGCACTTTCTGTCAGGAGACTCATTATGATCTGCGACTCGACCGCAGATTTGACGCGGTTCTGAAGCCGATTGACTCGGCGCTTGAACGACGGCATGGTCGCCGCCGCTTCGCCCTGGCCGTCAGTTGGCATATTCATCAGAACGCGTGGAACGCCCAGACCAGTTACAACGCGATTTTCGAAGTGCTGGAACGTTTCTTCCAGCCGCATTGCGCCAGACGTGCTTGAAGTGGAAGTCGTTCCCACGATGTCTGTATCAACGTCGTGTGGTGCCGCCAGCATCGAATCCGGCTCGATACCCTGGACATTGCTCATCCAAGCATCGATCTGGTCCTCGGTCCAATTATTATCCTCGTCACCGAGCTTCCAGAGAATTGGAGGATACGCTTTTGTAGCAATAAAGCGGGCGTAGTCAATCTCCATGTCGCGCAGCATATCGGCCTGCTCGGCAATCGGTTCAACCAGCGAGCGACCGAAGTCTTCCTGGGGCTGCTTGGAAAAGTATAGCTCTGCCACCTCGTGTGGCTCATATTTGATGTCACTATCTCCATCAGCACTTCCGCCACCCCCACCTTCGGGGGTTTTGAGCTTATAGAATTTGAGCTGACCAAACTTATCTTCCTTCCGTTTCATTTTTTTCGTCGGAAGGAGCTTTGGCTTAAACTGCTCATCTTCGACAACCAACTCCATAAAAGCGTGGCCATCGATGGCAGCGTACTTGACCCAATCCACGAAAACGGTCCAAAAATCTGACGGTTCCATCAG